CCGCCCGCCTGCGCGCCAACAGACACAGACGAAGCGACGTTCTCGCTGCTGCCACTTGCCATGTATGTGGCGTCAGAGGCAAACGTGGCACCATTTCGCAAGCCAGTGAGTGATTGGGAAGTGTGATTGACCGACGCCGTCTGGATGAAGGCAGCACCGACCGACAGGTCGCTTGCTGTTCCGGTAACGCTTTCCAGCGTGTCTCCACTAACCCGCCGACCGCCCATGAACGGCCTGCTGTCCTGCTGCCCAATACGAAATAGAACCGTTGGCCCGACGCCAAACGCAAGACGCTCACCAGACGCGACCGTCGCCGTCCGCAACACCGTGAATACGGTGTACCCGGCGAGGTTTCGGATAACGTCCTGTGCAGCCGTGTTGCCGGTCAGGGTACTGGTGCTGCCATTGAATGTCACTGCGCTGCGACTGTTGATGACTGACGCCGTGAGCGAAGGCCGTGCGGTGCTGGTTGCCGTGAAGTCTCGCCCGTTTCCGCTCTTGTCCTTCCAAGTCTCAACAAGCGAGCCGTTCAGCGTCATGCTCGCAGCCGATGAGTCCGCGCCGTCCAGCCACAGCGCACACCCCGCGATGTCCAGCGGCGAACTCACCGCCGTCACCGGCCCCGCGTCGGTGGTGTAAAGCGACTGCGGGTCGGCAGCGTCAAGCCACAGGGCGAGGCCGCTGATGGAGCGAGGCGTGAAGCCCGTCGCTTTAGGGCGAAGGACGCGAGGTGACTGAGCCATCAGTTCGCGCCCTTCTCCACCGCATCCACGCCCACACGAAGATGACCCTGATCCACAACGGCTGCCCTTGCAGCAGCAACCGCAGCGGCACATCGAGCGGGTTCAGCATCGAGGCTGACTGGGTCAGCAGAAAGCCACACCAAGAGAGAGATCACGTACTTCCAGAACAGTGCGATCATTTCACTACCTCGTGGTATTTCTTCCACACAAACATGCACAGCAGTGCGCCGACGACGCTCATCACGAATCCACCCGGAGCATAGTGCGATCCCGTGATGATGGAACCCACTAAGCCGCCAGCCACTGAGCCAGCCACGCCGACGCCGATGGTCTGCCACTTAGGACTGGGCACAACAGGAGGCCACAGCCACTCAGCAATCGTGCCAGCGATCCACCCGAACACAAGCCAAACGAGTAAGCCAATCATTACCATCCCTCCGCGTGACAGATGTTTCCGTTCTCTCGATACATACGCTGGTATGGCTGGGGCGGAGGATCTGCGAACACCGCAACCCACAAGCCGATCTTCGCCAGCCGCTGAAAGAATCGCACCACTGGCCTGTCATGCTTGGGCCGGAACGGATTGATCGGATCGAATCCCGGCACGCACGCCACCAGATACCCGGCGACTAGGCACGCAAGGCACGACGCAACAAACGTGTTTCTTGAGACGCGAGGCATCACAGTGCCAATGCGTGATTGACCTTCGGCATCTTGCGAGACGCCTGCGGTTCCGGCGACAACCATTCTTTATGCTCCAGCCTACGGAAGGGAAACCCTGCTACTCCACCAATGGCAAACGAATCGCCCTGTCGCAGGATGGCTTCGATGTCGGCACGGCTTGCCCAGAAACTGCCTTCGGGCTGGTCGCTCGGCCAACGTGGGCCTGTCACCCACCGCTCTCCCCACGAGTTAAAGATGAGCCCACCGTCAGGCGTTCCATCCTTGTGGTTGGCAGCAAATCTGGTCGAGCAGATGACCATGCAATGGCCCCACTCCCCGCCTCGTGGCAGCGCGCCGAACTTGTCCCTTACATTGGTCGCTGCGAATCCGACATTGCTACAGATTGGGACGCAGTAACCGCTGGCTATGGCGGCACACAACTCATCCCACGTCGAGACTTGAGCGACTGCTAATGCTCGATGCTTGGCCGCAGCAATCGCGATGTCACGCGGCGGACCATACGCACCCCAGTCTCGGGATCGCTGAATGGAATACTGCGACAGGTCGTACTGACCCACTACTTCCCGGAACAAAATGCCGCCGACTGCCGGGTCTTTGCACTTACCCGCCACCCATCTTGCGGCGGCGGCTCCATACGATCCGTCGCTGTACCCCGCATAGGTAACGGGAGGAAGTCGCGCAAGCGTTCTAGAACCTGCGTACAGTGGCTCAGTCGCGACTAACTTGGGCGGCGCGGGTAACTCGCCCTGCTTCCATGACACCGCTTGCCCTATGTAACTTCCCATTGCAAACCCAAAGCTGACGCAGGAACCATGATTGCCCTGATTCCACACGGCGAACGGCTTGCCATAGACCGCACGATGGGCTTCGTCTGCGTACCTGTACAGCAGCGTGTCTTTCTTCTGCACGTTGTCCATGCAGTCCTTGCCAGCCTGCGCAAAGCGTGGCTGGTCAAGTTCACTAAGGAACTCTGCGGTCGCCTCTGGGTTAGGGACATAGCCGAAGTTGTCTTCGACCTTGTCCGCCAGCAACGCGACGTACCGACTGACGAGGGTGCCCAGTGCAGCGGCGAAGACAACGAACGCTACCGCCGAGAACGTCCACGAGTTATCACTGCGCCGCATTGATAGCCGCCCTCCCTACGTCACGGAACGCGGACACCCACAGTGACCGCAACTCTGGCGTGAGAGGACCGCCGTCAGTTCCGACGTGAGCCTCTAGGTAGGTGGCGATCTTGTCGCGGGCGGCGGGCTGGCGATCCCCGATGCTCTCGCCCCTGCACCGCAGCAGTCGAGCAGCCTTGCGGAGTTGGTCAATCTGCGACCCAGTAATGATCGAAGGCTCGGACAGCGAACCGTCGTACTCGATCTCATCCGCCAGTTCCAGAAGGAGATTGCCTACCGTCGAGGCGTCCGAACTGGCCGTCTCGCCACGAAAGTCGCCCGCCAGAGACAGAGGGCCAGCATCCGGGACAGGGGTCGGCTCATTGTCCCGGCCACCGAATGACGGCAGGGCAAGCAACGCCAACGCCAGCAGGCCAATCGCCAGCATGGTGCGTGGGTCTACTCGTGCCTTCACAGCCTCCAGCACAGCCTTTGCCTTTGCGACATCGACACCCGTGAACAGAGCCACCGCTGCCACAATCAGCAAGATCGAGATCATTTATTTTCCCTGCACTTGGCGTGTGTCTGCGCTCCCCGCCTGCCTGTGCGATGACCGTGACCCTCACGGAACTCTCGCACCGCAGACACTAGGTCGAACGCCTCCTCCGAAGGCTCGGGGCGACGACCTAGCCGACGTGACTCCTGTGCCTTTTCATGCCGCACAGTCCACGCCACCAGTAGATTTATGTCCCGTCGTGGCTGGCACATGGACAGCAGCCGCCGCCGCAGAATGGCGGGGTCTAGGCCGACATCTCGGCAAGTCTGGTCAAAGGTGAACTCTCCACCCGTGCCCTCCACGACCCACTGGTAGGCCGCTACGCCACGACGCAACGCCTCCCATTCCTTGCGGGACTCTGGCCGCATTCCGTAGCGACCCAGCCGCCTGTGACGGCGACAGAGATCGCTCATGTGGTAATAGGTGCGGACAAGAACCTCCCTGCAAAACCGACTCCATCCGGTTTCGCAGTCCTCAATGATGTTCTCGTCGTCGTAATCCGTGACGACGTGGGCAATCATTTACTTATTCGGTGCCTCGCAAAAGCCGGATCGCAAGGTGCCCTCGTTGAGATGCGGCCACACCTCAAGCGAGTGGATCGCCGCCATGACGTTCCATGCGCTGTGCCCCAAGTGGTCTTCAGATCGGTCGCCTGACAGGAACATGTAGAGGTGCCGGATGGCATGATTAATCATGTCATTAGCAGGCATTCCCTTCTCCCAGTTGTAGTCGCCGTAGCGTGCGGCACCCTCAGCGCACGCAGCCGCCACCGCCGCCAGTCCAATCGGACTGATGAGGTCGTACCTCGTGGCCTCCGCATCGCTCGACCGAACGGCGCCACTGGCGTACTTCACAGACGAATCCTCAGTTACCTTAATCACACCATATCTCCATGAACCTTGCCTCAAACAACTGCTTGGATTGCTGCCAGCAGTACGGCAGGATCGGGCCACCAATAGGCTCCGCGTCGATTCCCCAATCGTGATCGACCGTGAGCAACTCTCTCTTCTCCGCCATCAAGGCACGCTTGTCTGCGTCCTTTACTTCCTTCGGTATCGGCCAACACAACCCGTACTTGCGGGCTATGGTTCGCTGGATGTGTTCCTCTAGGTCGCGATACGCCGGAAGCATCTGCTTGAGCGGCGTTGCCACGTCACCGAGATACGCTTCGCTTGCGTCATGCAGCAATCCCCACACCGCATGTTCCTGCGGCACTATCTTGCTGACCATCACACTGTGCTGTGCCACACTGTACGGGCATTTGCTGTGGCCGGTGAAGCGGTTGATGATCGACAGTGCGTGAGCAATGTCTGGCATCCGCACGTCTTCCTCACAGAAGTCCGACAGGTCAATGACTCGTCCGGTGAATGTTTGCATCATCGTCTCGCTCAATGTCCTCATCGGTCAGCACTCCTTGCATACGAGGGGATCAATCGGGTTCAACGCTCGCTGCGGCACGAAGTACGCATCTCCGTAGCCGCCGTAGTTCTGCCTGTACTTGTCCTGCTTGGCGTCCTTGCACCGCATCCATCCGCGAAGCACAAAGTCGTGCGGGCCTCCGGTCACAAGGACATACACGTCCTCGTCTCTGTCCGCATCACGCACGATGAGGTCGTAGTGGTGCTGCGACCGCGTCCGAATCTGGATGTTGTCCCCGATGTCGGCATCCTTGAACGTGTTGACGCTGCCGCTCCAGTAACGCCCAGTGGCCTTCGCGAACGCACACTCACCGCACGCACCCAAGATGTGAATGCCCCACTCCTCATTGGTTGGAAGCCGGTTGCGACACCCCTTCCGCAATGCCTCGACGTTGCGAGACACGCCAACAAGGGCGGCACGACTGACTTCAAACCACTCAAGCGTTACGTTCATCACGCCTCCGTGCGTCGGTATCCCAGCGCCCACAGGATGCGGGTCAGGTCATCACCTTGCTGCGTCACGTGCTCCTCGCTCTGCGTTGGGTTCGCAGCGTGTAGGAACTCGTGAATCTCTGTGTTGAGTCGAGCCCGCCCTTTGAGCCTCTCGTCAATCAGGATCTTCTTTGCCACGTACTGATTCTTTGGGTCGGGCATGAACGTCCAGCCAATCGCGTTCCCCTTGAGGCGCGTGTACCTCCACAGCCATCGCACGCCACCAATGAGAAACGAATGGTTGTCTGGCATCACATTGCCCCTTGTGCCTGTTGAATGAATCGCTTGATCTGCTCCAGCGGAAACGTCACGAGCCATTCCTTCTCGTTCTGCCGGTGCAGCACCACAGGGCAAAGCTCCCCGCACTGCTCTCGTGACTTCTCCATGACGGCGTGAAGATTCAGTCCACGCTCGACACGCTTGACTTCCATCCACAAGTGCGGAGTGCCGGGACTGATAAGGTCACTGGCGGACTCCGTCCCGCTGTGTTGCTGCGAGCGTCTGGCGTGGGCCTGCGGCAGCAGACGGTTCCACTCCGCCGCCGCCTCCAACTCGCCACGCTTTCCCTTCTGCCTGCTGTTGATGCTCATGCGCACGATCTCCGGTGGTGTGCCGTTCCTCTCCCGCCACATGAAGATGCGGAACGGGTATCTCTCTGGCCCATAGCCAAGATGCCGCTTGTGACGTAACGCAGCCAAGAACTCAGGGTCGTAGTTAGCGTCGTCCACCTCCCGCTTGGCGGTGAGGCACATGCCCTTGCTGATGTCGTGCTGCCCACCCGAGTGCAGCCCCTCGTGGCAGTACACGCACAAGCGGAGCAACGCCCGCCGGTCATGCACCCGCCCCGCTCCTTGCTGGAGGTGGTGGATATGCAGCGGCGCACTGGACGACCAGCAGACCGCACAGAACGGGTACTCATTGGCGAACCGCGATAGGGTTTCATCGCTCATCTTCCTCCCCCACAAGCAGGTGCAGTTCGTCCATCGCATCCCGGAACGCCTCGTACTCCTCCTTGTGCATGAACTCGATGCGATACGAGTAGGTGCCCGCCTCCAAACTCACACCGTCCTCTAGGTCGAGCGACACGATCTTCTCGCATGTCACCTCGCCTGCGGCGGAGGCGTAGGCCACCTCTTTCGCAGCACTAATGAGCCCCTCGTTCTCCTTAAACAACTTGCCTAAAGCCGCAGCCATGAATGAACCCATGAGATGTACTCCTAGTTGCCCTCTTGCGTCCGAAGCCACTGGCTTGCCATCGCAAACCACATACACAGATTTGCCAGATCATCCGCTGACGTAATGACCACCGTTCCGCTCGTCGCCAGCACCACCGCCGATGCGTGCGGCTGAGCGAACCACTCCTCGTCCTCGTCGCTCGCATCACCGATCACCGAACGCAAGGTCTTCAAGCCCTTTGCCGGTCGGCACAGTGCCGCCAGTCGCTGGTTGTTAGCGTCCGTGTATCTCAGCAACACCAAGTCCTTTGCCATCGTCACTCCCTGTGTGCGCACCGCTTCCGTGCTGAGAGGGGCCACCCTGCCCCTGTGTCAGCAACCTCATGCGAGGTAGCGATGCCAGCCTTATTTGGCCCTCTCAGCGATCCACCGGGACGTAGCGTCCATGCAGGATCAAGTACCTGCCCGTTGCCCGGATTTCGTGCTGGCATCACTCCGCCACCCGATCAAGTTCAAGGTGGTTTGTTTAGGCTCGACCCTTTTGATTTCGGACGCTGTGAGGTACGAGAAAATGAACAGCGTATGCAGACTCACTTGGCCTTGCGGCGGACCAACTCCTTTCGCACGGCGCTCTTGAACGGCGACTCCCGCTTCGTGGAGTTCAGCACCCACGACAGGTAGTCGGCTGGAATGTCTTGCAGTGGGATGCCCTCGTACTTGCCGTACAACATCCTCCAGCCTCGACGCTTCTTGCCGTCCTCTGGCTCCGAGAACAGGTCGCGAGTCGTGTGATCGAACGTCACGCCGACGATCAGCTTTTTTCTCTTCTCGATGAGGTCGGCAGTCTTGGCCTGCAACTCAGCAAGGTCGTGAGCATCCTGTGCAGCAATGACGCTGGTGGCACACACTTCGCCCTCGCTCAGTGCTGCCGCCATCCGCTCTCGGCGGGCTTTCGACTTGCGAGTCTTGTGGTCAAGCACGTCGAGGGCATTGAGGATCTGATGGCTGCGGCTGGCGTCAGTGATGTCGTACACATGAAACGTGGGCTTGCCGCTTGCGGCAATCGCAGCCAGCCTCTCGTCGCGAGTCATGCCCGGTTGCAGTACGCCCGGAAGAGGACGAGTGCCGCGACCAAGCCGCTGCTCATACCGCGAGAGCGAACGCTGCGGCGAGGCGAAGTAAATGTTGCGGACTTCGGGATGATCCCAGCCGCACGAAAGCACGCCGACGTTAAGAATGACCTTCGCTTGACCACTCTTAAACGCCTCCATGTTTGCCGCCCTGTCAACGGGATTCTGCTTGCTGTGGACAACAGCAACCGGCAACTGATACCGGGCGAACACGTCCGCCAGAAGCCGCAGTTGACGCAGGTTTCCGCAGTAGACGACGCTTGGCTGCTGACCAAATGTCTGGAGGACAAGGCTGCTGATCTCCTGTGCGAAATGTTCGCCAGTCAGCACCGCAGCGAGTTGCCTCTTGTCCCACTCGTGGCTCACCTCATCGACCAGCGTCAGGTCGAATGCCTTGCTCTCTGACAGGTGGCACGTTGGTCCCACCAGCCAGCCCTCATTGATGAAGTCGAGCATCCCGTAGGCGATCTCGGGGCGAGGCCAGTACCGCAACGCCTTCCCCTTCCTCTTAAACGGCGTGGCACTGAAGCCGACGATGGTGGCACCGCGAGTTTCAAAGTGCGTCAAGAGCTTCTCAAAGGCTGGCGTCGTCCCGATGTGGCACTCATCAACCACCACCAGCGTGATGCGGTCATAGGCGGTCATCTTGTAGCGGTCGCCAGACAGGAGCGAGTCACGCGAGCCGACGATCACACGGCGACGAAACCCTTCCATCCACTCTGCGACGTTCGCACCCTGCTCGATGTCCGCTTCTTCGCCCAGCCGCAGTTGCAGACGGTCGCGAGCCTGACGCATCAACTCCAGCAGCGGAGTGATGACGAGCGGAAAGCGGGCCAGCCGAGAGAGTTCAGCAAAAACCTCCGTTTTGCCAGCACCCGTAGGCAGCGCGACCGTGATGCGCCGAGCGCCAGCCTTTGCTGCGAGGCACACTTGTCTGACTGTTGCGGTCTGGTAATCGCGAAGGACTACCGGCTCATGTGCGAGTGCTGTCATGGTTGCGCTTCCTTGCTAGTGGTTTCCGCCGTTTCTTGGCGGGCGTCTTAGGACTCATGTCCTGCTCAACAGGGGCTGGCTGCTGCTCCACTGGCACGGTCATCACGCTGGCAAACTTTGTGTCAGCCATCCGAGACAGCACGTCCAGTTCGGCAATCAGTCGCGGCAATGCCTCACGGCAATACTGCTGGGCTACGTCATCGGGCAGCACGTCTTGCTGCGCCATGACTGCGACAACACGGGAGTAGTCGATGTATTTCTGTTGCATAGGAAAAAGTGCCGGATGGTCTGGACGCTGTCCGGCGCAGCGCTGAGGGGAGGCCAGACCTCCCTTTGCGGGTCAGGTCGCCACCGCTGGCTCCTTCTTGGATTCCGTTTCCTTCTCGTCCAGCGCGGAGGCTAGGTCACGCAAGGCGTCAAGCGACTTCTCGCTCAACATCCCCTCGCTCACTCCCTTCCGGGCACGAACGATTTCCGCATCGCGAGCCTTCTTCGATGTGGCCGCACGAATCTTGGCAATGAGTGCCGAGACGATTCGCGGCTCATCGCTCACAGTGGCCGCAGCGTGAGACGCATTGGCCTGTGCCCCGTCGTCGTCGTTGTCAGCGGCAATGCCCAAGATGGCACAGAAGGCCACGCGCTTGAGATACGTCGCCGTTGACGCCAACGACTGCGGAGGCACGTTGCCCTTCATGGGCAAGTACGACCGCTGGAACTGGCCGGACTTGTGGCCCAGCGTGGTGACGAGCATCATCGTGCCGTCCTCGCCGTAGGGCATGAACGACTGCGTGACCGACAGCCCGTTGGCTGACAGCGCAGCCCGTGCGGTGTCGATCACCGTCGCAAGATCGGCGTAGTCGGGGATGGGATTCCCCTGCCGGTCCTTCTTGGCGAAGTGCGAGACACAGGTGCGGGGAGCGTTCCTCAACTGACCAATCGCCACAGCGTGTGCTGCGAACAGTTGGTCGAGATGCTCCGACGCTTCGATCCAGATTGATTGAGACTTCACGACATACTCCTCAGGGCATGTGCCGGAAACTGGAGTTCAACAACCTCGCCATGCTGGTCCGGCAGCCACCAGTCGAGGTCTTCGCGCAAACGAATGTCAGCAAGAGCCTTGTCCATGAGACGCTGCCCCTCTGCGATAACTGCCTCTGGCAGCACCACTACTTGGCAGTCGTGAGGCAGGCTCGTGGAAATGACGATGAAGCGAAGCGGTGTCGGCGTTAGGCCGCACGCCTCCATGCCTCGCATGTACCAAGCGCACTGGAGGTGGTACTTGAACTGGAGACACGAGCGCCACCACTCCACGAGGATGTCGGCGTCTCTTGTGGTCTTGAGGTCGATCCAGCAGTGCGGCGTGATGGCGTCAGCACGGCACTTGAGGTTGTGCCCGTCCGCATTCGTCCAGCGGATGCTCACCTCATGGGCGGTGATCTCGGCTATGAGTTCAGCAGCCGCCGGGTTGCTCTTGATGGACGCAACCTCTGCGAAAATCTGCGCCCGCTCCTTCGGCCCCACAACTGTCGAGCCAGCGGGAGCCTCGTTTTTGGCCCACTTCTCAGCCTCTTTGCCTACCTGTCCGGTCGCAGTTAGCGTTGAGGCAGGTGGAGAGACGAGCGTTTCAAGGAAGGCGTCGCCCTCCTCCAGCCATCGGTGAACAAGTGTCCCGTGATCTAGGGCACTGCTCTGGTATGGCGGGAGGGTCTTGGCGACGTGACGCTGGTAGTACAGGGCAGGCGAGTCAAGGAGCGTTTTGACCCGGCTGCAAGACCTGTGAGTTTCGTCCGCGTGATAGTCGGCATTGCTCTCCCCATGCCGGATGTCGGCGTCTACATGCTGCTTGTACTGCCCTAAATCTAGGGGCGCACAAGCAGCATGTAGCGTCCCAGACTGCACGTCGAAAGCGTCGGGGCTCAGGACAGGGGGGTTGCCCGCTGTATGGGTGGCGATACTTTCTGCGGCGGCCGAGAGGAGTGTAGCCATGATGACGTTA